CAAATCAAGGATCTCAATCCTTAAAACCTCAGTTCAAGAGGTCAAAAAAATTGAAAACATCATGATCCCAGATTTGGGATCTGAAAATGAGTTCCCTTATTTAGAGGAGCTCTGCATTTTGAGAGAGCCATTTTGGGCAAAGATTGGCTCAAAGCAATTTGAGGATCATTTCGTAGGATCGGCGGTTTCAGGTGAAGGACCGACCAGGGATGGATCACCATCACTCTGGTCAACAATCAGTACTGAAATGTTCGTCAAAGCCTCAAACATGATTCTCAGTGGACAGAAAGTCGATACCCAAAGTTTGTATGAATTTGGGTCATTATCGCAGGTCACATTCTTTTCTTATCCAACACTTTATCCATCACCAATCGTATCTGAGACAGGGTTACAGGATTACAATCCCTTCGATGAACCAGATCCTGAATTCGTCGAACCACAAGAGGTGATTGTTGATGTGAAAGAGAAAAACAAAATCTTTGTTGATGTCATATCTCCACACTCTTTGATGCATAAGATCAAGGAGACCACCAATCCGTATTGGAAGAAATTAACCGAGAAGAAATTGCCGGAACTTCCCAAGGAGGAACCAATCCTCAGGCGTAAATATGGACAAATCACCATGAAACATGAGGCAACTCTGTCTCTTTTAGAAATTGCTGGGCGTAATTTGTCTTCTGAGTCTGTGTTTGTAACAGAGAGAACATCAATGGGAAATATCTATTCAGTAGACAACACTTTGGTTTCGCGCTCAGTTTTCAACCACTTGAGGTATTTGGTTTCTAAACTTAGAAAAGCAAGAGAAAAAGGAGGAAGAGGAACATACTACTTGGAAATTGAAAACGTTTCTACTCCTGAGATACTTGTGACTAAGGACAAGATTGTCACTAAGCATCAATCTGTTATGCGGAAAATTGGAGCTCATCAATTTAAAGATCATTTTGTGGGCTCAGCTGTCAAAGGTGAAGGACCCTACGGTTATGATGATTCTGTTTCAGATGGGCGTGGTGGTTATGTCTGGACCCCTGAGTACAATCGTCTTCACGGGATTGGGAGCCCTTACATTCCAGTGCCAGTTATGACTCAATTGAGAGCAGTGGATAAATCAGAAGTTGCCTTCTTTATTGAAGCTTCCCTCAAATCAATTTATACCCACAGGATCCTGGAAGGAATGTTCAAAGATGCATTTGAGCTCAATTCAACTACAGGTGAACCGAGGGCGAAACATCTAGCTAGTGGAATTCTGTGCATGCTGGCGCAACATGGATCACATCATGCTCAAAATTTCCCAGACGGATTAGAAGTGTTCAGTGCCACTGTAAGAGATGAGTTAGATCCAGACCAGGATAGTCACATGTCTAGTTGCTGGAAACACTTATTGGATATTTTATTGGTGAGGGCCAATTATAGAAATCACGCTTATTTCTCAGGTACATCATTTGATAACATTCAACTTTTGGTAGTGGACAACAGTTCATTCAGATACGTGTCCTTGAGAGAATTAGTGAAAACAATCAACCGTGGTAAGATTGAGCCAGCTTACACTCAAATTTGGTCACAGTGGATTGAGGTCACTGAACACACCGACCCTGCCAAAAATCATATTAGTCTGACTTCATCAACATCAAATGATAAGTTATCATTGGCAAGTTTCCTCAAGTCTAGAGGGACCGTCAAATACTTTGCTGAGAATGAAACTACTATCGAAACATTTGATTTCTTGGATGATTCAGATACTTCTGAGGTCGGTGGGTCAACCTCAGGTGAACCTAGTGTATCACTTGGAAGGTTAGTCCAGTTAGTTAAGAATGAGGAAGAACAATTCGTACCGGTTAAGCCGGATAAGAAGAAAAAGAAGAAAAAAAATAACAATAACAACAAGAACAAAAAACCTCAGGAGAAAGGGGAAAATAAGATTGTTATACCTGTGGTCAATGTACTTGATACACCAAGTGATATGCCCACTAAGTTGGACAATGTTTACAAGCGGGAAAAACAAGCTGTTGACAAGGTTCAGTCACAACATCAATCTGGTGTTCAATCTAAGTTGCAGCCTGATATAGTCGGAGTGTATCAATCTATGGCACTAGACTATGCTCTCAGTCAAAATGCCGAAATGGGAGTCAGCACAGGGCCACACAAGGGTGAAGCAATTCACGATGCTGGACAAATACCAGATGATACCTTTGGGATGTTTATTGTGCCTTGTGGCGACGAACTTCCCTACGTCAATGATGATAGTGACATCATTTTGAACCCAGAAAAAGATCAGCTAATTAGATTTGGCAGAATCAATCCCAAAGCCGGACCTGTTGTGTTCAATATGCCAACAACTGATGGTAACAGATTGCTAAAGATATTGTGTCACGACAGTCTTTATCAATTTGAAGCCTGGTGTTTAGGGAATTTGACCATATTCTTAGATGTGAAACGCAAAGAAGGGATTTCCCCAGCACTGGCACCAGTAACAAGGATATCCTATTTCTCAACTAATATCGAAGATTTCAGAGGATCGGTAGATGTATATGGACCAACACATTATACACTTCTACAGCGCGATTTCATGGTTATGCAATATCACCAGGCATCATATGCTCAATTTGGCTTCCAGGGTAGATTTTACCTATTGAGAGGTGAAGATGATATAATTTCAATCAACCATGAGCTGGAAGTTAATGAGGAAGGTTGTCTCCCAGCCTCTGTTGTCATCAATCAGTCAAATAGTAATGACGTGGATGAAGTAGCATCTTCAAATAAGATCGACCAGACCACTCTGGGAACGAAATTCAACACTATGATAATGCGGATTGTCTCAGGGAAAAATCTTCCTATGGAAAACCGATTATCAGAGAAAGCACTTCAGTGGTTTGTTGACAGAGGGTTCTCTAGTTATGAGTCACAAACTGTGAGACCAAAGAAGAACAAAAAAGGAGAATGGTTTGTCAAGCCAAGCGCAATCACCCGGCCTGGTTGGACAAAGAAATGTCTTGACAATGAGGGAAAGGCGCTGAATCCGAATGAATGTGATGACAAGCCAGTTGATAAAGTTGTGTTCACCATCACAGACAAGGCGCCAGATTACCCTCAGTATCTTGAAATTCAAAACAGACAGAACAAAATAAGAGATGGTCTCAATGCGAAATTCATGGGGTACATTCCTAGACACAGACAGAATTCATTGACGCCTGAACAGCTTAAGAATTACAAAACCTCACAACGTTACGTTCAGAATATGTCAAGGAGGTTGTTATATCTTGAATGTCTAGAAGCCATACCTTTCTCTATGATAACAGCAAAAGCTGAAGCTTCAAAAAGGTTAGGTCTCGCAGCAAGTACGTTTGTGTTGTGGGCAAGAGCAGTCGCTTTTTGCAGCGGAATTGAGATGTCATCAAAGTTAAACTTACACAAATTAAGAGTTGACACCCTTGAGAAGCACAGAGATGGCATATTCATTGAGCGCTTATTTGCTTCCTTTATGGATCAAGTCAAACAAAAGTATACGTGTGACTTCACAGTCAAACTCTGGAATGGAGAGAACCTAACTTGTGGATTTGTTTTCTGTAATGGAAGGTGTGCTGAAATGTTACCAAAGAAAGCTAAATGGATGAAGTATCAATCAGGCAATGCTGAAATGGAAGCTGTGTTGCAGAGGACATCCAATGTAGTCCTTCCAGAAGACATAGAAGATCTCTTTGAGCATATTGGAATGCAGAGGACTGACCCGAATTTACTTAAAAATGAACAGGAATTTTTTGACAATTTGAAATTCTTTGGTCTATTCATAAACGGTAATAAGGTTGTGCAACCCATGGAAACATTTGAAACATTGTCAGACGAGCGTATCATTATGACAGGCGCTAAAGCAGATATCTCTGCCGTTAAGAAAAAGAAATTAGAGGCTGAAGAGAAACTGCTTAAATCAAAACTTGACAAAGTAACTAAAGCAATGAAGCAACTGCGTGGCCGATTCCAACCTAGTCAAGAGACATCATTTGCTGATTCAAATTTCTTGCAACAAGCAGCAGGAGCATTATCAATAGTAGGCAACCCTGATGGTATTGACTTGATTGCAAAAGGTTCGGGTCTAACGTACGGTGACGCTATGGAACAGCTTGAAAAAGGACTTCAAAACTTGGAAGCCAGAGGAGTTGCCTCAGACCTAAGCGATGCTGACCTGAACAAACAAATGGCTGTCAAAGTCAAAGGCATCATCAATTCAAGAGGAAATCAGTCTGATAATGCTTGTTGGGCACACTCATACTCGTACTTGAAAGCTAAGAATGATCATGCAAAAGCTGTCAGTAAAGGCGAAACTACTGAACCATTTGACGAAACCACAGTTAAACTATTGTATCCGAACAAAACAATAGACATCACCAACGGAGCAAATGTTTCAAAGATGATGTCCCTGTATGATGATCTTAGCTGGGAAAACATGGCTATATTATTGCAGGAAGACTTCAATGGATTGGAAGCAAAGTGGTATGGACAAGACCCGACTAAGGCTGAATATAGATTCAACTTATCTACACAGGAACAGGGTGACAACAAATTTTTACACTGTGAACCAGTCATTGACGTAATTCCTGATGTCGATGCCGTAGCTGATATTGAAGATGTCCCTGCCGGAGCAGTAGGTGAAGGCTTAATCTTGAACAGCAGTGTAGCTACTCCAGTACAATTGGGTGATCAACCTAAAGAAATCGGGAGCACTCAAAGTGCCGTGAAGGACATTTCAAACAAGGAAAAATACGCTATACCTTATTCAAGTGAGGTTGAATCCAATCAGTCAGCCTCTTCCGACATCGGTGCTGCGTTTATGACTCACGCCAATGGACACTTGAAATTGTCTCAATCATTAGCTCAATTTACTACTAAAGATGCAGATTATCAGTACATCGTTAGCAACAATGTTTATAATAGCAAATTCGCTCTGCGTCCAGATGAGAATGGTGCTCCACTGTTGTATAGGAATATCGCAGAATTGGACAGGATCACATTTTGGACACCAGGGGCGTATGTTGAATTACATGGCTCTGGAGCCAATGCAACTTTCAGACATGTTCCAGTGCCACTCAAGTATTACAGGATATCAACGGATCCACTGTTCCACACATCAGCGTCTTTGAGCCTTGCAGAGGTTGTAAAATCAATGACCCCCAAACAATCAAACGCTATAATGTCTGAATTCAAGATAGACACTGTATATGACACTTTGGCATCGTCAAGATTAGATGTCAACAAGATGTTTTTAAGGATGGGTGCCGTCGCAAACGCGGCCGGGTCAAACACAGCCAACATCTTGTCCTGTTTGTACGAAATTTATGTCAGATCCTGCAGGATAGACATCAATGCACACTGTCAGGTCGAAGGTATCATTCCAGAAATTGGGCATGCTGATCAGGTCAGCACATTTCACCTAAGGAATAATTTCCAATGGACAGATGCAAATAATGTTGACAGACCAATGTCTTTTCCTTTCATGCAAAGAATGATCGGAAATGACAGAAAATGGTTTGGTAATACATCTTTCTATAATGCTGAGGGAACAACAGTACCGGTGTGCGTTGTACCACATTGGTTTGCATCTTATTTGATGCAAGGGAATTTCCATACTCCTAAAGATAAATTGCCATTACAACAGGCCATCGAGAGGGTTGTCAAAGTGGGCAGCAAATATTCAGCTGCTGGAGCTCATCCACTAGTAGATGTAGAAAATTTCTTACAGACCAGACATCCCAAGTTGACCAATTTAACTTGGAAAACCGCTGCAGGAGCCAATACTGCTTTTGCTTTGGATTTGCTACCGAACTCCCCAGCTGTGGGAGGCATGATCTTGTGGGGTATGGCAGTAATAATTCCGGCCAATGCTCCAGGTGGCGCTGATGCAGCTGCTACTTTACAACATTATAATTATCTAGCTATGGAAGCCAAGATAGCTGTAGATGAGAGGAACAGTTTAGCTGTCGGTGGGACAGGTGACATGCCGAGGCAAGAACGAATGCGAATCGGTTTTAGTTGGTATGAGCTGTTACCTGAATTTGCTGAACTTGATGATATTTTGCCTGTTTTTATTCATCATAATGAGATGATGAAAGCAGATACAGTGTTGAGTCATATGGTTTGTGGAATGCCAAAACCTTGGTTTTTGATGAACAAGAGTGCTCCTGTCAGAGTAGCAACTAATGGTTTTACTTCTTATGCAGCTGGTCAAGGAATCAAGGTAGCACAAGCTCAACCAAATGCAGCAATGAATTGTGACTTCATGAACAACATTCAACAGATGGCCCTTGATACGGGCAAACGATCAATAATGTTAATCTTGGGTGGAAATGAAGCGAATTTTGAAACTAACTGGGACTGGTTTTCAAATCAACACAGGAATAGCCCGGATCGTGATTTTGCATGTGGGATCAATGGCAATGTTTCAAACTATTTGCTGCCAGTCAAGACCGTAGCGTGGAGCGTTACTGGAGCAGGAGCTGACTATAGGACAAGATTTGCTGCTTCTGAGGGTATTGATTCAGACCTCTGGAATACGGCACAAGACATCAACTCATATGTTGAGTCACGGTATTGTAATCTATCAAGTACGTTAGGTATTAAGTCACTGAAGCGTCTCATCAAACGTGGCATAACGGAGACGGAACTGAGTTATTGTCAGTGGATCATTGCAAGTATGGTTGGGCAATCAAGCCCCCTACCAGCCGTCACATCAACCACAGAAATATACAGACCACATTGTTCAGATCACACGGCAACACGAGGGGCAGTGTCTGGCAGAGTCACACCTGCTTACCCTCCGAGGCATGATGCAGTTTTAGCTAATAACACGGCTGCTGCTGGACGTCCAGACATTTTAGAAGTGCACAACCTAACGATGAGTGCAATCGGTATGGCAGCATACACCACAGTGGATGGAACTGATTGCTTCAATACTAATAAGCAATATACGATTGGGACACTAAGAGGATTTGCTGATTTCGGAATAGAAATGGGCTACCTGGAACAATCTAGTGGATTCGAGTGGACTGGGGGAGATTTGTTTGAACATCGGGCGTATACTGATGGTATCATGCAAGCCTCTAGGAAGATGACTTTTGTCATGGATAAGGCTTTTGACATGACTGGGAAAGAAGCCATGAACATGATAGAAGATCAGAATTCCAATCAAGGTTCTATTGATGACATCATGCTGGACAGGTTGTGGAAAACATCGAGTTTGAGTCCACAAATGAAAGTCAGTGGATTTTTCAACTCATTCTTCTCGAAGCAAATTGGACCAGAACATAATAGTCTAATCTATGCAAAAGAACACACACACAGAGGGAATGAGATTCAGATTTTCAGAACTCGCTATCGTGGGTTTACTTTAAAACGAGTGCCCAGACAGGCCAATATTTTATATAAAACAGAGAGAGCAGCTGAAGTGCGTTTAGTGATGGAAGAGAGCGCAACAGTTCGTTTTCCACACGGCAACAATACTGAGTTGCGGTGGTTAGCAATGGAAGAAAGAGAAAGTGACAGAGATAGACCGGTCTTATCGAAATTGCCATGGAAGTATGAACTGCCCGCTGTCCTGGGGGGAATTTTAAATGAAGTTGACCGATTGGGTCTTAAATTTTACAAACTCTCAAGAGACCAAACATATCAAATAGGTTTACAAATGTGTGGGACTGAAGATGCAATCACGTCAATCAGACAGATGTTAGACAATGATATATCTGGACTATATGGTTTTACCGAGGACAGGCAGGCAACTATGAGCAAACAAGTCTTGATCACTGCAGGTTACGGCAACATCATGGATGAGTATGGTTATGTGCCTATCTACCCTGGTGTTGAACGAGATATCAGAGTAAGTACCACAAAGACGTCTTATGTGGGTTCTCTGACTGGTACCAGAATCATCATCAATACCCTTGAAGATAAAACTGGCACTTATTTGTTAGACCAACAATTGTACACCGCTGATTATCTGACTCCCAGGTCGGGTTTCAGCCTTTAAATGATCGTAAACCGTCAAATCAATCGAAGTCATCAAGGACCAGTAACATGTTTACCAGGTTAGTAGATGACTTCAAAATTGGTGATTTGAGCCTAACGGACTACGTTTACAAAACAACAACTGACAACCCACATCTCAATAAGATCAAAATTGACTTATATAATGAAACAATGGAGGAGGTACAGTCTACCTTAGATCATGTTCCAATATCTAGAATCACAGCAAAACAAAGAGCCGCTTACATTAGTAGCCTGAGAATCAAACTCGGGGAATCCAGATTAGCAAGGCCTTTCATAGCTGCACATTCAGGGTTTGGTAAGACATGGTTAAAGGATAACACAAACCTAGTTCTTGACATCGATGATGTCTTGTTTAAAACTACATTCTTTCATGACAAAGCAAACGAGATCGCATTGAGCGGGAAGAACCCATATCAGTTTGTTGCAATGAGTTCGGGGACAGGTAAGTCTCATATCATCAAATTTAACAATCCAAACAATATGTTCATCGAAATCGATGATTTAGTAAAAAAATTGAAAAACGTACCAAATGATATTCAAAGGAAATTTGATAATAATATAGTAGACAAACAAACGACTGCATACATAAAGGACAACATTGACAAAGTGTTAGTTGCTGGTCAGATTGTGCTAGTCCACTCACCTGAAGAGATCCCTCTCGGAGGGGAACTTCTGGAAGTGTTTTCATTTCCAATATTTGAAAAGAAATTCTTATCTAAGGTTGAGGATGTCACTTCGGTGCCATTTGCCATGCCACAAGACACATGGCACAATGATGAAACAATTGAATTCACCAGAAGACAATGTCTACAATATGCTTTACCCATATTGGACAGGCAACCGATAGAGAAATTTTTCTCAAGGTTATCTGGGACCAGATGTCGGTTCAGTAAGTCTGGAATATACATGGGACCACGCACAGGAGCAGTCAGGGGACAGGTAGTGGTACCAATTAAGTACAGAGAATGGCCAGTTCACGAGCCATGGAAAATAGTGAATAAAAGGAAAATTGACATGTTAAATGAACAGTTGGATATTGATTATCCTGATGGATGGGCTTCGCGCTCAGCAGGAAAAGTGATGATGACCCACAGTCCTGGAGAAGCATCTATGCTCAAGGGTTTCACTCTAGCCACATTTGAGTTTACTGGCAGTGATACTAAGAAACCATTCATGATTGCGAACAGACAATCGAATCGCGATTACTTCGGAAAGAACTATCACAGTTCAATTGAATCAATATCCGACAGAAAACAATCAGTAGGTTTGTTGAACAAGGCGTGGGGTAGGTACACTCATAAATATTCGCAAGCTAGCTGGTTTGATCAATTTAAACTTGACAAGTTGGAACAGAATGTCATAAAACATTTCGATGCAGAGACCCAACTGTATTTAGATTCTGATATGGATACATGGTTGAAATATCAAGAACAAAATGATGTATTATACCAAAATTGGTTCATGCCGGAAAAATTGTACAAATTAAAAAGGTTCAGGCCTGGTGAATGGAACTATCACCTAGCTTACTTAAGTGATTGTGCTTCTATTATCAAGCATATTAATCCTAAGATCTACTCCCTGGTTTTGGAAATATGTATGAAATACAATCTGACATATAAGAGATTTGCAAAAGCCATGAAATCTTTCAGTAACATGATTAAAGCATTTGGTAATGATTGGTCTGATGCGTGGGAAGCTTACATTGACATCGCCAGATGGCAAGGGTTTTCACTTGACATAGATGAGGAAGCGTATGTTGATGATTTGGAAAAATGGTTGCTGTCCAATGAAATGTCAAGACACACAATCGATGGATCAGAAGACAAGTTTCTTGATGAGTTCGAAACATCAATCTCAGAAATACTTAGTGAACAGGTGTTTGGGCCGGACGAAACACCGGAAGAGTTTATTGCTCTACCACACAAATGGGCAGTCTCTGGATCTGCTAAAGGCATCACTACTTCACCTGTGCTGATTGTAGATGGTGAGCCCGTGAAAGTTAAGCTAACGAAACGAGCTGCTGGATTCTTAGCACCTAAGGAAGAATTAGAAGCCTTGTTTTACAAAGAAACCTCTGACAATTACATATTTGACAAGTCTGAACCCATCAGAAATAGACCTGTCGTCAACTCATCTATGGATATGTATCTCAACATGAGCTACCTAGATGAATGTGTTTACAAGATGGTTAATCCTAAAATGAGCCAAACCTCTCCAATCTTCAAAGATTTTGATTACTTGGCAGACAAATCATATCAGGCTAAGCACATCTCTGACAAGAATAAGGTGTGTCTACCTCTAGATCAGGTCGGTTTTGAACGTCAAACAAGTTTTGCAATGATAGAGCGAATCTTAAAGGTGGTCAAATCTAGAATCTCAGTTGAGAATCAAAAAGCCAGAGATACTGTTGACAGGATATGGAAAATGATCAACAACTCAACGATCCATTTTCCAGGCACCAGAATTGATCTGGCTAAGATCACAAATGGATTATCTTCAGGATGGAAGTGGACGGCATTCTTTAACACTATAATTAATCTAGCTGAATTCCTAACATGCGCTAGATTAATAGGTATTTCATATCGTAATCTGTGTGCTCTCGGTGACGACACTCGTGTATGGTTGGAGAATTACAACCACGCTTATCGAGTGTTAAACTGGTACAAAGCCAGAGACATTAAGATCAATGAGAAATTGTCAATTATATCAGACAAAATGGATGAATTCTTGCGGAAAGTGACAGAATACACCGATGGGAAATCTGTGATTCATGGTTACTACAATCGCATGCTTGTGTCTATCTGTTACAGGAATCCAAAATCAAGGGAACCTTCTGATGTAAACGAAGCGATAGAAACCAGCGTCTCTAATTGGTTTCAATTGTTTAGTCGTGTTGGTGATCAGGACAAAGTCAAGTCATTGGAGACAATGATGTATTCAGATGTAGATGCCATTCTTAAGACCTATGGTATTACTAAAGTTGACCATCAGATCCTACATACGCCGAGGGATGAAGGAGGTTTTGGAGTGAGTAAATTGACTCCTGGTGGTCCAGCTGTTAAGGCCGAATTTTCGGAGTTCAACGTGATGGCTCAGGCAACTGTTAAATCTGGACAAATCCTCAAACAATTAATCAAGTCAAACGACCTTATTGACCAAGATTACTCCATGGATAGGCAACACGCTAAGACTCTGAAGCATGATATTACCCAGAGAAAGATCAAAAGTTACAACATTTTTGAAGGGACGTCGAGCACCAAAAAATGGAAAAAGAAATTCTTTAGGCATCAATTTGCTCAGCGACGACTTCAAGAATTCGCTGATGAGCTGATTGTACTTTTGAATGGTAAACATGCAATAAAAATTAAAGATATGCCATATCAAAAAGCACTGATGATACCAACGGCCAAGGGAGACATGCAAGGAAGCGGTTTCTTTGAGTCAATATATGACAAGACACCGGATGAAAAGAAGTCAGAACTTTTCAGAGAACCGGAAGTCTATCTCAAATTGGTGCACAGGTTAGGTTATGGTAAAGCACGAGAAATCGTTTTCAAAGGAATAAATTGGGCAGATTTTAGATTTTGGAAATATGATACTGACTTTTTCAATTTAGTCAATGCGCAATTCGTTATACTATGGTATGAAAGATCATTATATCGTTATGTTAATAAAACAGAGCTTAGTTTGTTATTAGAACAACTGATGCCATATATCATGTC